ATCAAGTAGCAGATCACAGGCTGGTATTGATGGCTTATGAGGCCATGCAGTACCGGAATCAGAAGGCAAAGGCCGCCAAGACGGTAGAGAAGGTCAAGAAGGCTCCCAAGTCTTTGAAGCCATCCAAACCCCGTACAAGGCGATCTATCCAAGCCGATAACGTGCGAAAGCTCAGAGGCCGATTGAAGAAGTCAGGTTCTGTTAGAGATGCAGCAAGTTTAATTGAATCAACACTTACACTTTAGAGGTAATTTATCATGGCACAAGGTACTAACACCTTAGACCGATATGACCTAGCTGCTGACGGTGACACTACTCGGGAGGATTTGTCTTCAATAATCTACGACATATCTCCCACCGAGACACCTTTTCAGTCCAACATAGGTCGCGACAAGGCAACTAACACGTTGCACGAATGGATCGTTGACTCGCTTGCTACAGCAAGTTCTGCTAACGCGCACATTGACGGAGACGAGTTCTCTGGAGATGCGTTGACGGCTGGCGAAAGGCTTGGCAACTATTGCCAGATCAGTAGAAAGGATCTGTTAGTTTCTAGACGAGCTAACATCGTTTCTAAAGCGGGCCGCGCCAAGGAGATGGCATACCAATTATCGAAAGCAGGGAAGGAGTTAAAGCGGGACGTAGAATCCGTTCTTCTCTCCAACCAAGTCGCTGCTGCTGGTTCATCCAGCTCTGCTCCGACTACTGCTGGCTTACCAGCTTGGATTGGTGTTGGCGTTAACTCAGAAGTAGATGCAAACAACACTAACCGTGGATCTGGTGGTGCTGACCCTGCTCTGTCTTCTACCGACTACGGAACTCCTACAACTGCTGCTACTGATGGCACAGTAAGGGCCTTGACGGAAGACGGGCTTCTTTCGGTCTTGAACGCATGCTACATAAATGGTGCGGCACCTAACCTCCTAATGATGGGTCCAACTGTTAAGCAGAAGTTCTCTGCCTATATGTTCTCATCTAACTCTCGTATCGCTACGCCTTACCAAGACTTTGGTAAGAACACTCGTAGTGGTGTGGGTGTGGTCGGAGCCGTTGACGTATATGTTAGCGATTTTGGTGTTCTTGATGTGGCTCCTAACAGGTTCCAACGTCAGGTTTCATCTGACTACGTTGATGTGTTTGCCCTTGATACTGAGTACGCAAAGGTTTCATACCTCGACAGTTATAAGACTGAAGTGGTAGCAACCGTTGGTGATGCTCAACGCAGAATGCTCGTTGTTGACTATGCGTTGTGTATTTCTAACCCTGCTGCTCACGGCATCTATGCTGATGTAGATGACGATACGGCAATGACCGCTAGCTAATAGCGTTTCATCTCTTGGGGGACTTCGGTCCCCCTTTTTTTTGGGGAATTTATGGATACCGTTTTAAGAAAACAGTTATGGAACGGGAACGAAACTCGCGTCCACGTCACCAGTGATGAGGTAATTGCTGAGGACTATAAGCCAGCCAATCAGGTAAAGGCTATCCTCGATGATAATGCAGAGATCCGTAACCATGCTGTCCCGAATCCTCGCGCTAGGGGGAGGCTTGTCGCAAGAATCCCAGACACTATGCACCGGGAATGGAAGAGGGAGTGGCAGACAAAAGGCCGTCAGGACTTTACATGGCCCACTTATCTTTCAATGAAACTGAACAGCCGTGAAAACTCATACCTCAAACTAATCGCGGGTAAAATATGACCACTTTTGCAACGCTCAAGACGGACATTTCAAGCTATATGGCGCGATCTGACCTGACTGAATCGTTAAAGAACACCTTTGTACGCATTGCTGAGGCTGAGATACGCCGAAAGGTGCGAATAGGCCAGATGGAGACTACCAATACGTCTTTCTCGGTTAGTTCGCAGACAACCGCATTGCCTACAGGCTTCGTATCCATGAGGGCGGTGACAAACAACACGCAAAACCAGAGGGAGATGGAGTATATGTCTCCTGTACGCCTTAGATCTTCTCGAATATTCGATGAAGGGACGGGTGAGCCTTCTGTTTATACGATTGAAGGCGATAATATTGTGATCGCTCCCACTCCTTCGAGTGGCTCGTTGACGATAGTGTATTACAAGGCGTTTGACGCTCTCTCAGCCGATACAGACACCAACTGGCTTCTCGCTAATGGATATGACGTATACCTTTATGGGTCGCTTAGGGCGGCTTCTGAGTGGGCTATGGAGCCTGATACAGAAAACCAGTATGCGATCAAATTTGAGAGGGCGGTAGAACAGATTAACCGTGAAGATCGTTGGGGCAGGGTTAGCGGAAGCGGCCTTGTAAGAACTGGCGGCGGCGGCACACCTTGAGCAAGGTAGTCTTTGGTGAGTGGTTGCCTGATCAGCCAGCACTAGACAATCCGGGTGCAACGATAGCCAAGAACGTCTTACCTTATGTGCAGACGT